TCATTAACATAATAGCCTCCTTAGGCGCATACATATACAACGCCTAAGGAAACTAATTAGTTGACAAATTTTGAGCAAATAAAAAGGGCCCTTAGGCCCTAGTGAATGTTACGCTATTCTGGCGAACGAAGCTATGCTTTATTTCTTGGCGCCGGTATTGACGAAGCCATAGAACTTTTCAGCCGCTTCCAATACTTTCTCAAGTCCTGGAAACTCTGGCATTGCTACTGAACTTACAAGCTGTCCAGTTTTTTCATCACGCTTGGCGGAGACTTCCCAGCCTGCGAACTTAGCGTGGTACTCTTGTTCAACATGTTGTTTAGCCAGTGCTAATACATCTGCACGGATTTCATATCCGTTTTTGTTGAACTTAACTTCGGGTAGTTTTGGAGTAAAATCAGACATTATTTTGCTCCTTTGTAAACTGAGTCTTTAGCACTAGAAACTAGAGTTTGTGCCAATGTAAGAGTTGTATCAACCCAACCTTGATAAAACTTAGTTTGTGCTTCAATTAATTTGATTAGTTCTTTCTGAACTACTTCATCCTTAACGCATGAGTTAACGATTACTTTTTTTCCGCTTTGAATGGAATCGATTAGTGTATTAAACATATTGTTCTCCTTGTGTGTATGTTTGTGTGTTACAACAACTTCTGCTGTTGTAGTATTATATATGCCTTATGCTAAAAAAGCAAGAGGTTTTGTGATGCGTTTGTTCAAGTAGTCTACCACGGCTAGATTACTGTCAGTAGCTTCTTTTACATAGGTATACATATTGGCATAAGGGAGCTCAATACTAGCTAGTGTTTCTCCTAGTTCGTTCTCCATGACAATACCGTATTTGCTACACAGGTGTTTAATGGTACTATTGGCACTTAAACAAACCATACAGCCTTTTCGTATGTTGCGTGTGCGACACCATTGGATACAACGTTTCATAAGACTATTACCTAAACCCTGTCCTTGGTAATCTTTCAATACTGAAAATGCCAATTCCATACCATCCTCAAGGGCGATATGTCCTACTGCTATAAATTCTAACTGCTCGTTTTCTACAGCAAATAGAATATGTTGTTTAGTATTGGCTTCGAACCGGTCACAAAGTGTGTCCAAGACGTAGTCGCTAACTGTATAGCCAAACCGTAATATCTTAGATTCTGCATCAAGACATTTAAGGTGCTGACGATATTTGGTATATTCGTGTGGCAGTACACGACGAACTGTAGTATGCATCGATTATATCCAGTGTTGGCCTCGTAATATAGCTTCTGCACGAGCTTGTTGTACTGCTTTGATAATTTCATAGAAATCTTTAAGAAATTGTTTCATTGATGTACTACCAAATAAGCTATAATAGCTACGATTGCCCACATGGCAAACTTAGGACCGTATTCCTTTTCGAATTTTGCAATAGCTTCTGCCATATTAAAATCCCCTTGCCCAGATATAACCTTGTTGGTTATTAGCGTGATACTCGCGAGTTAAACGATCTACATCGCCTTCGCTTTGTGGGTTGTTACTAACAATGTAATACTCTAATCCACTACCGTAAGTTTGTGGCTTACTAAATTGATTTGCTAGGTTTTTGACCCAGTTTGATATGATTTTTAACATTTTGTGTTCCTTTTAAGTGTATGTGTAATATCAGTAGAAACGTTATCATGGTTTCTACTGAGTATTTAGCAAGTATACGTGGCTCTGCACAAATTATCAACTTATTTGAAACTAATTTAATTAGACTGTATAATTCAATAAATAACACATAACGAGAAAGAACATGCGTAAAAGCACACGTAGTATTCTACAAGAACTTAGCGATATTGGCATCAGCCGCGATACCGACCTAGTAATAGAAAGCCGCGGCAGTAACATCATTCAAAGTGCTGTTAACTTGCTGGCCATGATACGTGAAAACTATGACGTGGAAACAGCCGCAGAGCTAGAACGTAGGTTCATTAACAGTATCAAAGCTAATGATGTTACCAAGTTCAAACGTGGCATCAAACGTATTCAGGAATCAAAAGAATGAGCGGTAACGCACTTAAAAAATTAGGCATAGCACCATTACATGAAAACCCAACTGTGGGTGTACTTGTACGTTTAACTCCGGCACAGTATTTAGAAGTTAAACAGGGTCTGATGCCTGTGTTAGATTCAATCGGTGATACTGGCTTTTGGCAAGCAGGTGGTGCAGGAAGTTTTGACCCTGAACACAAGTATGCCCATAAGGGTACTACAAAAATCGATTCAGGCGATGTAGATGTGTTCATAGATACAGCTCGTGTTAAGCAAAAGTTAAAGTTAGATCCTAACATGGATGACAGTGGTGTTCGCAAAGTAATTGCACAGCACATGTCTAAACACTACCCTATGAATCCCATAGGTAAAAATGTACACATAGGCTATCCTACTGGGCATGAAATAGAAGGATTGCCCACATACTTTCAAATAGATTTAATGTGTATGGAACATGCACATGAAATCGGACGTCATCACGAACATGACTACTCTGTTAAAGACAGTCCTTATGGCGGGCAAGATCAGCAGTTTGCCTTGAGTAGTGTAATCAATACTATACCAGGACATCCTCCTAAAACATTCCAATACAACGGATTTGGTGGTGCATTACAGAATCGTGCTACTGGCGAAGTTATTACCCGTGATGTGGATAAAGTAGCAGAACTAGCACTAGGTCCAGGACATACTTCCAATGACTTGGGCAATGCAGAAAGCATCATAGCCGCAGTTGGCGGCATCAACAGCCCACGGTTAGAGCAATTCCGTGCGGACATGGCTAAAAAGTACCCACAGCTAAAAGAAGGTACTGTTGACTGGTTCAAATTAATCAGCCAAAAATTAGCCATATAACTACCAAAATAAGTATTCGGACTAAATAATATTACAAAGGCTTTTTAATAAGCTGTTCGCAGAGTGCGAACTGTAATGGTAAGATTAGGAGAATATTATGCCATCACTATTAGGTACATACGTCGCGGCCAATTATGGTCGTATGACATCGATCGACACATACGGCGGTCTAACATACAACAACTTCGGAACACGTAACTTAGCGTTTTTGAAGATTTCAGCTGTTAACACAAGCTCAACAACAGTTCTAGACTTCACAGCAGCCGCTGGTCCAGATACTGATGCTTCGAACATTTCTGGTTACGCTCAACAAATTTCAACATTTGATCCAGCAGTTAACCAAACTAACGCTACTAAGTCATACTTAGACAGCAACAGCTACTTTGCAGTAGCAGTTCGTACACTACAGCAATTTGCTGAAGTTTACATGGTTGGTACTCCATACTCAACAGGTTCTGGTTCTTCATTGACATCAGGATTTATCGTTGCAGTAGCATTGGATACAGCTAGTGACTCTGGTACAGGTTATACAGTTGGTTCTAAGACAGCTCCATCAGCTAGTAACACAGAAGTATTAGCTTACCCAACATTAGGTACAGCAAGTGCAACTGGTACTACAAACAGCTTTGGTAACCTACAGTATCAATTAGCAATCGCTACAGCTACAACAGCTACAGCTTCTAGTGCTAACGGTCCAGCAACAGTTACAGCTCAGCCAGCCGCTATCACAGTAACTCAAATTTTCCCATATGGTACAAGTTTAGTTGCAGTTGGTGGTTCAGCTACAGCAGTTTAATAGCTAGTTTATTCTCAGGGATGGGAAGCAAATCAGGACTCCTCGGAGTCCTTTTTTGTTGGCTTAAATAACACTAGGCCACACTGAAGGAGAATATACATGGCAAACAAAATAACACCAGAAGAACTTGAAAAGATATTTGCAGAAGCAGAAGCAATTCATCCTGGCAGAAACTTTTCACCCATATATCAATTTTTTATTCCAAATGGTAGTTCCAGTATAGGAGTTGGCAATGTGCAAGCCATTATGCCTATAGTTGAAAATCTTGTATTTGCAGGATATACTATCGACCGTAAACCTGTGTTTGGCAACCCAATCCCAGAAGAAACTGATCAAAATACTACAACGGCCTAATGTATGGAATACAAGTTATATACACTCGTTGATATAACACACACCAAACAACACAGGGCAGAGGTTGGAAAAGAAAACCTACGTTGGAAGGAACAAAACTTTCAAACTGTATTGCAAACACTTGGTATACGAGCCAATGTGGTATATGATACCGAACCAGGTGTGTCTGAGGTAAGAGGCAGGGTGGTAGGATTTGACACTGATGAAATCTTACGAGTATGGCGCTTTGACTTTAGTACTGAACGAGAGTTTGTCTACGAGTTGAATGGTAATCCTATTGGAGCATTGATAGAAGATTTCACCCTAGTGCCTTATGTCAGTGGCCTTGATGAAAGTATGACACAGAAATATGCAGTGTTTAATCCAGAAGATCCTGGCAAAAACATTACTTTTTTCCAAAAATAATAAATACTAACAAGAAGGCACACAAGAGAAAATTCAAGGCAATCAACGACTTTAGGCACATACCCTATATCAAGGGACCTGACTTAAACAAATACGGAGATGCCTTCAAATGGCTACAAAAGAAGCAGTTGCACAACTAGCTACACTACCTGAGCGTGTAAGTGTATTAGAAACCAAAGTAGAGAATGTCAACGAAAAACTTGTCGACTTAAAGATTGACGTCAAAGACATGCACGACTGCTTGGATCAAACACGTGATCGTGTACTAGCACAGTTAGATGTTATGACCAATGAATATCGTACTAATGCTACCAAATATTACGACCATGCTAATCATCTAAACGAACTACAGACAGCACAACATAACGAACTAGCCGGTAAGATAAGCGAATTAGAAAAAGTTAAAAGCAAATGGACCATGTATGCTATGGTAGGCCTAGCATTTGCCGCAGGTACTGGCTGGATTAACGCTACTAACTTTCCACAGATTTTAAAGTTCTTAGGCTTGTAATTCTGTTAAATACAGAATGAACGTCAAAGAATTATTCATCGATCCCAATCCACATCATCACGAGCTTAACCCAAAGCTCTGGGATAATAACCAACTACGTAAAAAAGTTAGATTTAAGCTATTACGAATAGCTAGGCATTTTGCTGACTATTTGAATGTAGATCGTTTACATTTGAAAGACGTAACATTGAGTGGATCCAGCGCAGGCTACAACTACAGCGATTACAGCGATATAGATTTGCATTTAGTTGTAAGCAAAACTGACGGCAATGATGAATTATACACGGCCAAAAAGAACTTGTATAATAACGAGCATGACCTAGCTATTGTTGACATTCCTGTAGAGCTATATGTACAACCAGCAGATCAAACGCACCACAGTGCTGGTATTTACAGTGTATTAGATGACAAATGGATCACTGAGCCAGTACACGAAGAGCCTACCGTTGATCCTAAGGATATCAAAGCTAAAGCTCGTAATTATGCTGGTAAAATAAACTCTGCTATGCGTAGCGGAGATATTGCTAAATGCCGTCAAACAATGGACGATTTAAAACGCCTACGCAAAGCAGGTTTAGAATCTAATGGTGAACAAAGCGTAGAAAACCTAGCTTTCAAGTTACTCAGAGCTAGGGGACAAATTGACAAATTGCGTAAATACATAACTAAACTAGAAAGTGCTGAATTAAGCCTTGGAGAACACAATGAAGATTAAAGATATACTAGACAAATACCGTATGCTTGAAGATGATACAATGAAAATCAAATCCGTCAATGGAAATGATGTTACCATTGATCAAGGCGGCACTGAGATTAAAACAACAGCAGATTCATTGTTGCCCGATGCAGAGCATCCAGGACAGTATCAAATGAAAGCACCTGATCCTAGTAAGATGACGCCAGGCGCAACTATTACTCCAGCTACTAGCGAAGATCAAGGAACAAATCCAGCGGCACAACAATATGTACAACAGTTATCTGCATTTATGCAACAAGCTAGTCAGCCATGGGAAAAGGTACAACTACAAAAACGTCTTGATGCTGTAAAAAATGGAGATGTTCCTCACAACGCCCAAGGCGGCGCAATAAAGGTATTACCTCCAGCAGAGTGGGAAGCTAAAACGGATCCTAAGATTATTGCTCGTGTAGTTGGTAAAGAAGGTATGAGTCCAGAATATCTCAAGACACACGGTATGATGGATCGTACACTTGACTATCTAGGATTTGAAGCTCAAAGTCCTTATCCAAGTCGCAACCCAGGTACACCAGCTGCCGCAGATGCCGCCGCACAAGCCAATACTCCTGCAAAACCTGTACAAAGTGTTATACCAAGCCGTAACAATCCAGGACTAGATAAATTACAAAATGTTGATCCTTCTATGTGGGGCAAAGATCCTAGTACAAAACCAGTGCAGAGTGTTATGCCAAGTCGTAATGCTAATTCTTTTGAAGGACACAAAGATACTATTGCACAGGGCGGTGGAGATGTTGGTGGTGATGCTACAGACAGTTTTATTGACCAAGTACGCGACAAAGGCTACGAGCGTAAGAATCGCGGATCAAGCGGTGCTAGCTCAAAAAGTACATTAAGTGAAAAAGACGAATTGTACAAGTGGTTGACTATTGCAGGGCTCAAGTAATGAAATCATTCAGACAATATCTCGCAGAGGCAGATGACCTTAATACACAAGTTAGTAGTACTATAGGACAACTTGTTCCTACGCCTGCACCAACGGTTGATACAGATGGTCCAGGATATTCACTTGATAGTGCTAAAGGTTTTAAAGATGCTATCAGTAAAGATTTAGGTAGTCAAGATCCAGAATTAAATGCACAACTAGATAAACTTGTTGTAGCAGAACCAGACGGCACCGTCGACGTTGACCAAACATTTTACAATATGGTAGAGATGATGGACAATGATGTGATGCCAGCTATGCTTAATTTTGTCAAGCAAATGATCGACTCATTTACACAGCTTACCAAAAGCCCAGAGTGGTCACAGGTTAGTCCAGCCGATCAAGCTAGTGTGATACAAAGTATCAAAGATATGCAGGCCAGCCTACCAAAAATAGAACAAGAAATAGCCGCCGCACATGCAGAGTTTGAAAAGAACAAAGGCATGATGCAACAAAATATTAAAGATCGCAAACTGAACCAACAGCTCAAAGGTCCGGCACCTGTTACTCAAGCACCTCCTGCTACAGTTCAAGAAGATGCAGAACTAGCTCGCTGGCGTAAGATTGCCGGACTAGCATGAAAATCAGCGAATTAATGGCCGGGCTCATCCAGCCTGAAACAACTAAGAACAAGTACAGCATACTTGATGGGTTTTCTATTTGGATGAGTAATGAAGAAGCTGAGTTGTTAGAGCGTCTTAACAAACCTGTCAAGTTGCGTCATCTCAGTGAACATGATCAAGTCAGAGTTCAGTCCCTGATTCGCAAGAGTCTGGTAAGTAAAGTTGGAATGGAAGACCCAACAGTAGTTGCCAATGAAAAAACAAAATAACAAGAAAAAACCACAAGCTAAAGTTATTAAAGAATTAGCCAGTCAGTTTGAACAAGAGCTAAACAAAACTTTACCTATAGCTATACAGCCTAACGGCAGTATAGTTTATAAGCATTATCTAATTAAAACTGATCAGAAGGGAGACTGGGCTATTTACAAGCCAGGCGTAATAGATCCGTTAGGTGTTTTCTATCTTAAGACTAGTGCGCTTATGGCCACTCGTGCATATGATAGAAATAATCTAAACAAAATGTTTGAAATTAAACAATTAGATACAGACTATAAAAATAATCACATAGATAGCTTAATTTTTGCAAATAGTATTAAAAAAGCTAAGGATTTTAACAGATATCTAGTATTATTAAACAAATTAGAATACAGCCAAGAACGTGCCGAGCATTTTCAGGATAAGATTTCCAAGATGTTTAAGTGGTCGTTCGTATAAATACATACAATAGAAGCTTAGGATACTACCATGCAAATTAGAGAATTATCAAAACCAATTAAAGCTAGTCAGCTTAACGAAAGCCTAGCACAAAAGTTTGGTTACAAACTTAATCTAGCAGAATTCAGCGATGTGCAACTAGAAGATGCACGTAACAAGCTACGCACCAAACTAAGTCAGTTTGAAGTTAGCGAAAGTTATGATAGTGTTGCAACTAGTCCACAGTATCAAAAAACTCGCATTATGCTTGATTGTATTAATCAAGAATTATTAGAGCGTGAAGATGGTAAATGTTCTAGCTGTCATCAAGACCCATGCGAATGTGAAGTAGACGAAAGCATGGATGACAAAGCTATGGAGGAAAAGGCCGCTATGAGTAAAAAAATCAAAGCTGACAAAATGAAACAAAAGGCTATGGAAGCTAGTATTCCAACTAGCTGGATCAATAGCGCATTACAGCGTATTGAGCTAGACGAGGCAGACTCAGAAGAATTGGCAGCAGAATTAGTAACACGTTACGATCTAAGCGAAAGTCGTGCAAACTATATCGTATACCTAGCAGAAGGCGAAGAAGAAAAAGCTGAGAACATCATGGCTAGTAAAGATATGGTTGACCAAATTACTGGTTGGCTAGAAGATACAGCCGCATTGAAGGCTGAACAGCTTTTAGAATTAACTGACTCTATAAGAGAGACAATGGGCAGTGAAGTTGCTCAACAATATAATGATGCAGTTAAACCTGCATTAGAGGCAATCTATACAGCATTAGAGACAAGTCGTCAAGGTTTAGCAAAAGGCCTAGCAATTTTATCAGGCGGTGAAGTAGATACAATGGGCGCACCTGCAATGGGTGCTCCAGAAGGCGGAGAAGATGCAATGGGTGCTCCAGCAATAGGCGGTGAAGAATTACCTCCTGAGCCAGCACCTGAACTAGCAGGCAGAGAAAAACGTGAAAGCGTTGACTACAGTCGTCGTTTAGGCATGTTATTAGCTTCAACACAATCAAAAAAAAAGTAAATGAAACATCAGATCCGTTAGTACGTGTACTAGCGGGTCTCCAAGCTTCAGCTAACAACGCTGGCCAATCAGACACTATTGATTGGGACACATTAAATCACGAAATGACATCAAGAGGTACATCGTTAGGCGTTAATCGTCACGATGCGTATCGTGCATTTGCCAAACGTTGGGAACAAGAACCCGAACTTAAAAATTATGTAAAACGTTTTGATGGCGATGGTGCAGTACTCAAAACAGGTAAAGGCGAGCCTATGCCAAATCAAGGCGAACCAAAAAAGTCAATGAAAGCTGGCGCCGCAATGGCCGCTACAAAACGAACAGATAAGGCTTGACAACATAAGGTCATATAGTTTAATATACTGTATGACCTTATTAACTGAAAGATACGACTATACTCCTTTAAACAGAGAAAGTGTAGAAGGCAAGCGTTTATACGCTACACCTGACGGACAAAAACTGCCATCCGTTACAACAATATTAGACAAGACTAAACCATATGAAAAGGTACAGGCCTTACTCAATTGGAAAAAAGCTGTCGGTGAAGTAAAAGCACAGGAAATTGTAACCGAAGCGGCATCGCGTGGTACACGTATGCACAAGTATATCGAAGACTATATTACCAGTGGTGTACTTAACGATCCAGGAACAAATCCATATAGTATACAAAGCCACAAAATGGCTAAACATATTATTGAACACGGCCTTAAGAACGTTAACGAAGTCTGGGGTGTAGAAGTAGGTCTATACTACCCAGGCCTGTATGCAGGTAGTACAGACTGTGTGGGTGTACATTCAGGCGATCCAGCTATTATGGACCATAAACAGACAAACAAGCCTAAAAAAGAAGAGTGGATCGAAGACTATTATTTGCAAATGGTTGCGTATGCTCTAGCACATAATGAGATACACGGAACTAACATTCAAAAGGGTGTGGTGTTTATGTGTGTAAAACCCCCAGAAATAGGTAAAACACTAACTTGGGGAGAACCTGCTTATCAGGAGTTTATACTTACTCCGGACAAGTTTTCTTATTGGGAACGTCGCTGGTGGGATAGAGTAGAAGAATACTACAGTAAGAACTGATAAATATCCTATATAGAGGATATTTCAATGGCTGTCGTACAGATATCAAAAATACAAATTCGCCGTGGCAAAGCCAAAGACGGCACAGGATTGCCACAACTAGCTAGCGGTGAAATGGCATGGGCGGTTGATACCCAGCAATTATACATCGGTAACGGTAGTGTAGCAGAAGGATCTCCGGCTGTTGGTAATACTCGTTTACTAACTGAAAACGATCTTAGTAGTTATAGTAATTTGCTAGGTTTATTAAGTTATAGTTATAAATCTACCGATACTGCTATTACAACTGGTGCTAGTGCTAATAGCCCAATACAGCGTACATTCCAACTTAGATTAGATGACAGAGTAAACACTGCCGACTTTGGCACAGTTGCTAATGCTTCGACAGATGATACAGATGCACTACAACGTGCAATTGATCAATTATTTTTAAACCCAAGTCATCCAAGCTCTACATACAACAACGTTTATCCTAGTGGAATTCCAGCGGCTGTCAGTACACGAACAGTATTAGAAATTCCAGCAGGTATTTACTATACTTCGAATACAATTTATATTCCTAGTTATACAACACTACAAGGTCCAGGCCCAGACAAAGCAATTATATATTATACACCTACAAAGACATATACCGGTTCTACTACTTCTACTAGTCCGGTTGTTGTAATGTTTAGTGCTAGAGTAGGTATGGTTGGAGCAAGTGTAACCGGTACTGGTATTCCTGCTAATACCACAATCGTTTCTATTGTTGCTGGACAAAGTATAACATTAAGTAGTGCCGCAACATCAAGTAATGTAAACATTGGAATTACAATTACTGTTACTGGCCCAGCTATACAGTTTGTTAATGATTCGAGTACAATAGGAAACCCTAGCTCAATTACTATTACACAAGGTGTTACTCAACCACGTGGTATTAAAATTAATGGAATAACTGTACATTGTACTAGCGGCGTGAACACTTGTTTGCAATTAGATTCTGTTAGAGATAGTTCATTTGAAAATATGATTTTGCAAGGCGATTGGCTCAGTGCGTTCAATGTTAACTGTGTTGGTGTAGCATTAAACTCAACTTCTACACTAGTAACATGCGAGAACAATATATTTAGAAACATAGTGTTTAACAGTTTTACTTACGGTGTAGCTTCTAAGTATGATGCATTGAATAATAGATTTGAAAATTGTTATTTTAATGATATGCAACGAGCATTTAATTTAGGACAAGGGTCAAATGGATCTACTCCTGGTCAAGTCTACGGACCACGCCAAACACAAATTATCGGCTCTAAGTTTTATAATATCAAACAACAGGCCGTATATTTAGAACGTGGAGTTGGTAACACAGTAAATGATAATAAGTTTACCAACGTTGGCAATAATGGTGCAGGCAATGCAGGTGCAATATATCCGCAAGTTTATTTTAATACTTTTGGTAATAGTGTTAATAACAATGCTTCGGATAGAGGCGGTGATTTATTGACTAGCATACTTGCTACACCATATGTTGGTGAGTTAGCCGGGCATGGTATATATAGATCATTTGGTACTAATACTGTACAGATAGGTTATCACCCTTCATCTGTTTTCTTATTTAGATTACCAGTTAGCACAGATTATGTTGGAAATCCAACTGGTTCAATTAACTATGTTGTCGATTATTATTATTTGAGCAACACTAATAATTTTAGTCGAAGAGGAACATTAACTATTACAGCAGATATTGCTACCGGTAAACTACAAATGAGCGACGAATTTGATTATGCAGGTCTTGATCCTAGTAATTTGATAGCACTGGTCTTAGATTTCAATGCTACATTCTTAGACAGAACTGGCGTAACATACACTGGTGCAATTGGACAAGTTCCATATTCGATAGCCATTAACTATGTTAATCAATTGACTAATGATGCCGGAACGATGGGCTTCACATATACTGCTCAACAATAATCAATCCGATAGACACAACTAAAAAATGCGTATATAATTCATTTTATTACTATGATAAAATATACCGCAGTCTTCGAAAAAACCTAGCAAAATCCTATGTAAAACAACGACTAACGAATAATTAGTCGTTGATTTTGCCACCACTAAATACTACCTAAATATTAACACAGTACAACTATAAGAAAGAGCAATGACAAAGATTACAGTAATTAAAAGAAACGGTGAAAGAGAACCGTTAATGATTGAAAAGTGGCAGGCACAGGTAGCAAAAGTCTGTAAAGGTATTGCAGACGTTAGTCAGTCAATGATCGAAATTAAAAGTCAACCACACTTTTACGATGGTATTACTACTAATGAAATTGACAACATCACATTACGTGCTATTGTAGATTTGATTGACGTAGAACATAATCCAGATGTTGGTCACACTAACTATCAATATGTAGCAGGTAAACAACGTCTTAGTATTTTGCGAAAGGACGTTTACGGTGGTTATGAAGTTCCACATCTTTATGAAATCGTAAAAAAGAATGTAGCTACCGGTTTGTATACTAGTGAACTTCTCGACTGGTATACTGAAGAAGATTGGAACCGCATGAATGAAATGTTGGATCATGAAAAAGATGAAACATATTCATATGCGGCTATTGAGCAGTTGATTGAGAAGTATCTTGTTAAGAATAGAGCAACAAAGGAAACTTATGAAACTCCACAGATTAGATACATGGTTGCGGCCGCTACTGTCTTCCATAAAGAAGATCCAAATAGCGCAAGAATGCGTTACATTAAAGAATATTATCAAGCCGCTAGTGATGGTCTGTTTACTCTTGCGACTCCTGTTCTGGCTGGATTGGGAACACCAACAAAACAATTTAGCTCTTGTGTGCTTATACGTAGTGACGATGATTTGGATAGTATTTTTGCCTCAGGAGAGATGATGGCCAAATATGCTAGTAAACGTGCTGGCATTGGTTTAGAGATCGGTCGCTTGCGTCCATTAGGTAGTCCTATCCGTGGCGGAGAAATCATGCATACTGGTATGATACCATTCTTGAAAAAGTGGTTTGGAGATTTAAGAAGTTGTTCACAAGGAGGCATACGCAATGCTAGTGCTACAGTTTTTTACCCTATCTGGCATCATCAGTTTGATGATCTTATTGTGCTTAAAAATAATCAAGGCACTGAAGAAACCCGAGTAAGACACATGGACTACGGTGTTGTACTATCTGCGTTCTTTTGGAGAAGATTTAAAAACAAAGAACAGATTACATTCTTTGACCCTAACGAAGTACCTGACTTGTATGAAGCGTTTTATAAGAACACAGCCTTGTTCGAAGAGTTATATGTAAAATACGAAAAGCGTAAAGACCTACGTAAGAAAACTATGAATGCAGAAGATGTGTTCAAAGGCGGAATACTAAAGGAGCGCACTGACACAGGGCGTATCTATCTAGTGTTTATTGACAATGTACAGAATCAAGGACCATTTGATCCTGAGTATCATACTATCTACCAAAGTAACTTGTGTTGTGAGATCCTACTACCTACAAAATCTTTCAAACGTCTGGATGACGTTGAAGGTCGCATAGCGTTATGTACACTAGGATCAATCAACTGGGGAGCATTCCGTAATCCAGAAGACATGCGTCGTGCTTGTCGTATACTGCAACGTAGTCTATGTAATATTCTGGATTACCAAGACTTCTTATCAATCCAGAGCAAGTTATCTAACGATGAAATACAGCCATTGGGTATTGGTGTAACTAACCTGGCCTATTGGCATGCTAAACGTGGATTGAAGTATGGAGAGAAAGATGCACTACAAGATGTTAAGAGTTGGATGGAGCATCAAGCCTATTATCTAACTGAAGCAACTGTTGAACTTGCCCGAGAGCGTGGCCCTTGTCTGCATAGCACACATACACGATATGGCAAAGGTATCTTTCCTTGGGAACTACGTGCTAAAGGTGCAAATGAACTTGCAGACTTTACACCCGAACTTGACTGGGAAACACTACGCACCAACATGAAACAGTATGGTGTACGCAACGCTACTCTAATGGCTATTGCACCAGTCGAAAGCAGTAGTGTTGTTATAAACAGCACGAATGGTATTGAAATGCCTATGAGCCTTATATCAGTTAAGGAATCAAAAGCAGGATCATTTGTACAAGTTGTTCCAGAGTATCATAAACTCAAGAATAGATATCAAATGATGTGGGATCAGAAAGATTGTGATGGTTATTTAAAAACCGCGGCAGTACTTGCGGCTTATGTAGATCAATCAATTAGCACAAATACATTTTATAATCCAGCGCATTTTGCGGATCGTAAAGTACCGACTACATTGATTGCCAAAAACTTAATGCAAGCCCATCTATGGGGATTGAAAACATTCTACTATAGTCTTATTAACAAAGCAGGTAGTAAGCAGGTAGCAGAAGAAACTCCAGAGATGACACAAGTGAACGGTGTCCAGATGAATGGCCACTACGACGAATTAGAAGATGATTGCGAGGCATGTAAACTATGAGTCAAGCTCAGTATAACTTAAACACAAAGACAGACTATCTTAATCGTAAGATGTTTTTAGACCCAGCTGGTCCTGTTACTATACAACGATTTGAAGAAGTTAAATATAAAAAGATTGCAGACTTTGAAGCTACAGCACGTGGTTTCTTTTGGCAACCTGAAGAGATTAGTCTAACCAAAGACGCAAATGATTTTAAGGATGCATCAGATGCAATTAAACATATCTTCACTAGTAACTTGCTTAGGCAAACTGCTCTTGACAGTTTGCAAGGTCGCGGCCCAAGTCAAATCTTTACTCCGGTCGTAAGTCTTCCAGAACTAGAAGCACTAGTATACAACTGGACATTCTTTGAAACTAATATTCATAGCCGTAGCTACAGCCATATTATTCGTAATATCTACGGTGTACCTAAAGAAGTGTTTAATACAATCCACGATACTAAAGAAATTGTAGATATGGCATCAAGTGTAGGCAATTATTACGATGCATTACACTTAATTAACTGTCGTAAAGAAGCAGGGGAAAAGATTAACGAAACTACACATATCAAAGCAATCTATATGGCTCTACATGCTAGCTATGCACTAGAAGCGTTCCGCTTTATGGTTAGCTTTGCTACTAGCTTGGCCATGGTCGAGAATAAGATCTTCATCGGTAATGGTAATATTATTAGTTTGATCCTACAAGACGAACTACTACACAAAGGTTGGACAGCTTTCTTGATTAATCAAGTGGTCAAAGAAGATCCACGCTTTGCTGTACTTAAAGAAGAATGTGAACAAGAAGTATACCAATTGTACATGGATGTTATCCGTGAAGAAAAACAATGGGCCGATTACTTGTTCCAAAAAGGTCCAGTGATTGGTTTGAACGCGGCTATCCTAAAAGATTTTGTAGACTATACAGCAGTAGGCGCATTGAAAGATATTGGTATCAAATATCAGCAAGCCGCTCCAAAGTCAACACCAATTCCTTGGTTTAACAAACACGTTGACACAAGTAAGAAACAAACTGCCCTGCAAGAAAACGAATCCACTAATTATGTTATTGGAGTTATGGGTGAAGGCATTGACTACGATGCATTGCCTGCGTTATAATAGTAAAAAGGAATTAAGATGAAAGCAATAGTATGGAGTAAAAATGCTTGCCCATTTTGTGTGCAGGCCAAGGCCTTGCTCGAGATGAAAGGTATCGAATACGAAGAAAGAAATGTACAAGAAGATTGGACTAAAGAACAACTACTAGAAGTAGTACCTACAGCCAGAACTTTGCCGCAGATATTTTTAGACGATAATTATATAGGCGGGTTCACAGAACTCAAGAAACATTTCGAAAAGGTATAATATGTTAATTTCAAAAGGTATCGCAGAAGGCGAAGTAGTTACTATCAAAACAACAGCAGGCGAAGAAATTGTCGCCAAGTTGGTTGAAGATGGCCCATTAGGCGTTCGAGTTAAGAAACCACTGTGCTTAACAGCGACCAAAGATGGAATTGGACTTGTACCATTCTTATTTACTACAGATCCAGATGCTGAGGTTACTATTAACAAACACAGTATAATGGTTTTGGCAGCTACTATTAAAGATGCCGCAGATCGTTACACAGAACAAACATCAGGGATTAAACTAGTATAATGCCAAGTATAAGTGTTGCTGGTGATACAAACGTACACGGTGGTGCACCGTTTGATTCCGGACTTAGTACCAATGTGCTTGCCGGTGGCAAAGGCATTGCACTAACAGGACAAACTACAAGTAATGAAAATGACGACTTGTATAATCAAAATCGACGCGGACACCCACAAGGGATTGCCGCTAATCAATTAGCAGTGGGCGGAAGTGGATCGGTATTCATTAATGGCAAACCAATCCATCGGGTCGGCGATGCCAGAATAGATGGCGACACAGCAGGCCCTGGACTTGGGTCTTGCCAAGTTGGTTGATCTTTATTTTTAACCCCTATACACTAGATATAAGTACTCTGTACTTGCCTTAAAGGAGAATTAAATGGCTACAAACAAATACGCAGAATTCACTGCAATTATCGAAGCAATGGAATCAGATTTTGAAAAGTTTTATGATAAAGAAGTAGGTGCCGCAGGCACTCGCGTTCGTAAGCATTGTCAGGATTTGGCTAAATTGTGTAAAGAAACTCGTAACGATGTTACAGCAGTTAAAAACGCAAGAAAAGAAGCCAAATAAGTCAACTAAATATTGGTCTAAGGCGTTATATTATTATACGCTAAGGAGAGTATTATGAAAAGTAAACTTATTACTAGTTCGGTTTTTGCCAGTATTTTGGCAATGAGTGCGTTGTTTGCTTATAGTCCTAGTGCCCAAGCACAATGGCATCATCATGGTGGCTATTATAGAGGTGGGTGTTATGGATGCGGATGGGTTGCTCCAGCATTAATTGGCGGTGTAATTGGATATGAATTATCTCAACCTCGTACAGTAATTGTAGAACAAGCTCCTGTTTATATACAACAGCCTGCTCCTGGAACAGTATATGTAAATCCTCCAGGAACAATATCTCCCCCAACAGGATATCATTATCAGTATATGATAGATCCTGCTACTAACCAAACTAAGATCGTACTAGTACCAAACTAAGTTGACAATCTCCAAAGGTGATGCTATACTATTAGCATTGTTATAACTTTTGGAGATTTATTTTGAGTATGCATTTAGAAGGTCCGTGGTTAAGTACTACTGGCAAAAAGAAAGGCAAAAAGAAGTTTGCATCGGCCGCCGCAAAAAGAAAAAGTGAACAATTGGATCGTGAGTGGAAAGAATTACTCAAACGTCAAGGACTTGAATTAGAAGAAAAGAAACGTAAACGTGCCTTAACTTCGGAAACTTTAAGTTCTACTGGTTACAGTTTATCCATCCCTTCTGGTAGAAACACAACTGCTCATATTCCTAGCAGAAATACTGGCGGCAATGCAACTTTGGCTCCAGCAAAAGTTTATACAGGAACCAAGGTCAAAGGTATTGCAACCATGCATAAAAGTAATGCAGTACCAATTTTCAGCGATGAAGAAGCAGTTGATATCGCTCGTATGAGGCGTTAAAGCATGGTCGCTCATAATAATAGTATTTTACCTCAGGCTGTAGAGGATAACTATATATTGTCCACTAAAAGTTTATTGGGCAAGGCTAAATTTTACAGGAGAAATAAAGACAGCCAAAACAACAATGACGGTACTAGCGATACCTCATCCAGCGTAAAGGAGAAAAAAATGATACGCATTATCAAAACAGTAGTATTCCTATTAGCACTAGCATTGGTAGGAACAGCAGGGTATAAAGTAATCATCTACAAACTAGATACTCTTAAAAATGCTCGCGAAAATGTGAGCACAGTTACAGCAGAAGTAAGACAAAAACAGTTAGACTGTCTAGCTCGTAACATTTACCACGAAGCAGGCTACGAACCTTTTGAAGGTAAGGTAGCAGTTGCCCAAGTTACTATCAACAGAGCAGAAAGCGGACAATTTCCATCTGATATCTGTCAGGTAGTTTATCAAAAGAATATAGTATATGAAAAAGTACTATGTCAATTTAGTTGGTACTGCGACAGCGCCAGCGCCAAGAAGCCAATGAACGGCCCAGTCTATACAGAAAGTATGGAAGTAGCAAAGAAAGTGCTATTGGAAGGATTCCGCATTGACAGCGTTAAGAAAGCATTGTATTATCATGCTGACTATGTAAATCCGGCATGGGGTAAAAAACCCATATCAAAAATTGGCCATCACGTATTTTATAATTAAGGACTGACATGAACGCACAAGTAATTGTACAAAACATCAAGAAAGGTTTGCATGATTTTCTTGATTTGGACCTTTGGGTTAAAAACATTAAAGAACATGCTCCCCATGTCAGTGCAGAAACAATGGGCTGGGTAGCAGTAATACTATTGCACCTAGCTACAGTACCTACAATGGTTGCTGTACTTACAGGATTGACTGAAAAAATGCCCCCAGTGGACATGGTTTTGTTTAGTTGGACTGGATTATTCTGCTTTTTTATCAAGGCAACTATCCAAAAAGACTTGCTCAACATTGTAACCATTGGATTTGGGTTCTTTGTGCAGGCCGCCCTGTTAGCTTTAATTGTCTTTAAGTAAAAAGCTGATAAATACTCTATAAACAAGGAGCAGGTATAATGGCCTCAGGATTTCAATTAGACAGCAACCAATTAACACCGGGCTTGTACCGTGTGGCAATTGACACAAGTAATACCACAACTTACCCAGTTTGTTCTGGATCGAGCGTAACTACAGCCCAGGGCGGTATAAACCCGTACGATTGGGATGCTGGTTCGGTATATACAGGTGGACTACCGACTAACGCATATTACGCACAAGCACTGGCCCAAGGAAATTTACGTTTTCAACGTATTATCGAATCACTAGCGGCTATTTCAGATTGCAAAATTTTAGACCCAAGCGTAACAGCAGGTGGTACTAGCGGTAATTATCAACCAACAGCAGTATCGTTTACAGTTTCGTTTGATCGTGATGCATTTGTATTGCCAGAATATCAAAAGATGTTAGTGGCCGCAAACTCAGCTAACACAACTTATCTAGGCTTAGATGGCACAACAATTATCAATACAACCGCACTAGCAGTTAAAGATATTGTTGCCAATGCTATTGCAATGCAAAACGGTTATGGTACAACAGCATTAACTGGTTATTACAAACAGTATCGTCAATTTAACGTGTCACAGAACGGTGATTCAGCAGTAGCTACTTATATTGTTCAACCTAACACAGGTGCAACTATTTTTGGTACTGTTACAGTTAGCCAGGTAGCACTAACCGGATTAACATACTAATAGAAAGGCAAGGATGATACTAGCGTATCTACTACTACTAACAGGTCTTACAATATCGGCGGTCGCAATTTACTACTCAGTAGTAGGTTTGACCGCTATATTTTCTGCGGCGGCAATCCCAATCATCATTATGGGGTCAGCTTTGGAAATTGGCAAACTTGTCTGTGCCTCTTGGCTCAAGGCCAATTGGGAACGTGCTCCACGTTTCATGAAGTACTATATGACTATTGCAGTCATTGTACTAATGCTAATCACATCAATGGGTATCTTTGGATTTCTTTCTAAAGCACACAACGATCAAACACTAGTAAGTGGTGATGTTGGAAGTAAGATAGCAATATATGATGAAAAAATCAAAACTGCCAAAGAGAATATCGAAGCTGACCGCAAGCAACTTAAACAGATGGATGAAGCAGTGGACCAGATCATGGGTCGCTCGTCAGATGAAAAAGGTGCCGATAAAGCCAACGCTGTACGTAAGAGTCAGCAGAAGGACAGGGTTTCACTTGCCAAAGATATTGAAACCCAGCAGAAACTTATTGCTAGTCTTAACGACGAAGCGGCTCCAATACGTGCAGAAGTACGTAAGGTCGAAGCCGAAGTTGGTCCTATTAAGTATATCGCTGCCTTCCTCTACGGAACAGCACCGGACGAGTCGATGCTGGAGCGAGCAGTAACTTGGATTATTATTTTAATTGTTATTGTATTTGATCCTCTAGCAGTTATTATGTTGTTGGCCGCACAGATGACATTTGCTTGGACTAGAGAACAAAAAAACTCTACATGGCTCGATGATCAAGCAGAAGAAATAACAGAAGCGTTCAACCAACCGCAGGTCGCTGATGAAATATTAGCACAAGGTGTTACTAATAGTAACCCAGCAGATAATGTACCCGTAGTTGACTATGAATTTACCGAAGAAATTAACGAGCTCAATCATCCAGAAATGTTAACTGCTGACAGTACCCAACTTATAGAAGAAGCAGAAGTTCCTATGAGTACAGAGTCTGAGCTAGATAAATGGAATAAAATGATAGCCGAGGCAGAAGCTGAAGTAGCCAAAACCGCAGAAGAATCTGCTATGGCAGAACGTCTAGCTACAGGTGAAACTTATATAGATGGCGACGGTGTAGAAACTCCGTTAGAGACTAAAGAAACTATCTACTCAGAAGACGACGGCTCAAAAAAAAAGACATATATGATCAAGGATCAAACAGGACAGATACAGACCAAGAGCAGAGAGTAGAATATATTCAAAATGCAGAACAGTCAACTACAGAAACACTATGGAGTAAAATAAATTCAAGGCTAACTACTAAGCCGATAGATCAACTTTATAAATGGCATGGAGAAAATGTATTCCTAGAATTTATAGTTGATAGACAGCTAGAACCAGCACTATACAATTTTGTAGAAGATATTAAAAAGAATGGCGCTGTATTTGGAAATTATTCAGAAGAAAAATTAAGAGAATTTGAAGAACGATTATATGAACTTAGGAAAGATAACTTTAATAACTCCACCGGACAAATTGTTTAATATGAATTTGAGTTACTTATTGGTTAAACCAAGTAACTTTGTCAAGGAACAATTTCAAACTATTTTGAGTGCGAGTATAGATGATCTAAACGTCTTTATTTTTGACAATGATGATCATGATATTAGCTGGCTTTTGAGTATAGCTATTCAAGTTGACTGTGTAATCGTTGATATTGATAACTGCGACCCAATTACCCAAAAATTTGTTACATTTATGCTTGCCCAGCCTAATGCACACTACATAACTTCAGACGACACAACTCCTTATAAATTGATAAGTAAAAATCGCATCTACGATTTAGATTGGATCGTAGAGCAATTAAAAAATCAAGAAGAAGATAACGATGATATTCAAGAAGAATAAAGGAACTGGGGTTACTGTTAAAGAAGGCGAAAACATCAATCAAAGTTTACGCCGATTTAAACGTAAAATCGAAGAAGCTGGCACTTTGGATACATTGCGCTCAAAGGAGTTTTATGAAAAACCAACTACCGAGCGTAAGCGTAAAAAAGGAGCCGCCAAAGCACGATGGAAAAAGAAGCTCCGTGACCAGCAACTACCACCAAAACTCTATTGACATAATACCCTAGTGGTGTTATAATATAAGTTCAATTTAAAGAAAGAACTTAATGGCCAATACCGATATCATGATTGACCTTGAAACACTCAATACAACTCCTGACGCCAGTATCTTAACAATCGGCGCTGTAAAATTTGATCCGTTCGGATCAGAAATCAAAGAACCAAAAATGGACAGTTTCTACTGCCGAGTAGACTTAGATAGTTGTGATCGCATCGGTCTAACTACTAATGACGATACTATTGCTTGGTGGGCCCAACAAAGTAAAGAAGCACAAGAAGCGGCATTTGATCCTAATGATCGATTAGATATTGAAGAAGCATTTGCTCGCTTATATAAATTCTGCTGGGGAGCAAAGCGTGTATGGTCGAATGGATCGTGTTTTGATATTATCATTTGCGAACACGTATTCCGTAAAATTAATAGAGCTATTCCTTGGAAGTTCTGGGAAGTACGCGATGTACGTACAGCATTTGATTTGGGAATCAATCCACAGCGTCCTCCGGTAACAGCACACCATGCGTTGGAAGATGCATGGAACCAAGCAGTAGGAATTCAAAATGTCTACAATACTCTCCGAACTAGCACAACTAGCGGTGGCACTTACATCGCTCCCTTTGCCAACCAAAGATAGTATGCATTTTACAAATACCAATAATCCCATAGACTTTCCCCCTTGTGGCTGTTATAAGTGTATGAGTAAAATTAAAGATGTTAACGGAATCAGCCCTACCTCATACACATTTATTGTGTGCCCTACCTGCGGGAATAAAAGATGTCCTAAGTCAACTGATCACAATTTGGAATGTACTAATAGCAATGAACCTGGACAAAAAGGAAGTAGATATGAATAGTCAAGAACGTGAAGTAATGAACATTCTCTCAGAAGAATGTGCTGAAGTAATTCAAGCAATTAGTAAATGCCATCGTTTTGGCATTGACAACTATAAGCCAGGTAAGCCAAAGACTAACCGAGAACATTTGGAAGAAGAACTGGGTGACTTGTATGCCATGATTGAAATCTTACAAGAGATGGATGTAATCAGTTGGACTAATATTGAACAAGCCGCCAAAGCTAAAAGAGAAAAACTTAAGAAATGGTCAACTATAGAAAACTTGTAATCTTTATAGGATTACTTGTTAGTTGCCATTGTTATGCTTTTAGTTTTCCTAAAGTTACAGCTAAAAGTTGGCTAGTTGCAGACGAAACTGGCAAAGTAATTCAAAGCGAGAATCCTGATCAAGTTCGTAGTATTGCGAGTATTAGCAAACTCATGACTGCCATGGTTGTACTCGATAGTCATCAAGATTTATCGGAACCCATCGGTAAATTTACTCGTGGACAATTAATAGATATGGCAATTATACATTCGGATAATCGTGCGGCAAAAGTCTTATGCGAAAATTATCCAGGCGGTGAATCAGTTTGTGTTCATGCAATGAACATGAAAGCCAGACTGTTAGGCATGCCCAATACTGGTTTTGTAGAGCCAACCGGACTTAGCGTGTTCAATGTAAGTACTGCTACTGAACTAATAAAATTAGTACAGGCCGCAAGTCAGTATCCTGAAATAGTCAATGCATCAGGCTCTAGCGAAGTTAAAATTAAAATACGCAATAAATGGTTTGTATTTCACAATACAAACCCTATCATAGGTAAAAGGCATAAATTTATAGTAAGCAAGACGGGTTATATTAATGCCAGTGGTGGTTGCATAGTTATGATGCTTGATACAGATATTGGGCGTAGGATTGTCGTAGTCCTGGGCAGTAAAAATACTAAAACACGTATTCCTGAAGCAGAATTTATTGCTCAAAAATACGCAAACTAGAAATATCAGAGATAAATAATTATGTGCTAGAACGCCGTAAGGGTTTAGTACAACGGGCAAGGTGCCCAAAATTACTCGCTTAATTAAAGGAGAATATTATGAGTAAAATCATCGGTATCGATTTAGGTACAACAAATAGCTGTGTAGCAATCTTAGAAAACGGAATTGCTAAGGTAATTGAAAACAGCGAAGGTGCTAGAACAACACCATCAATCATTGCATATACAAAGGACGAGATCCTAGTTGGTGCAACAGCAAAACGACAAGCAGTCACAAACCCAAAGAACACAATCTACGCAAGCAAGCGTCTAATTGGACGTAAGTTTGACGAGAAAGAAGTACAAAAAGACATCGACTTAATGCCTTACACTATTGTTAAGGCAGATAATGGTGACGCTTGGATTGAAGCAAATGGCGAAAAATTAGCGCCACAACAAGTGTCAGCAGAAGTACTTCGCAAAATGAAAAAGACTGCTGAAGACTATTTGGGTACAACAGTTACTCAAGCAGTTATCACTGTTCCGGCTTACTTCAACGACAGCCAACGTCAAGCAACTAAAGATGCTGGCCGTATCGCTGGTCTAGAAGTTCTACGTATTATTAATGAGCCAACAGCGGCTGCCTTAGCATACGGTGTTGATAAAGCAGACAAGAAGGATCGTAAGATTGCCGTATACGACCTAGGTGGTGGTACATTTGATATTTCAATTATCGAAATTGCTAATATTGATGGCGACAAGCAAATTGAAGTATTGTCAACAAATGGCGATACATTCCTAGGCGGTGAAGACTTTGACCAAGTTATCATGGACTATCTAGTAGACGAGTTCAAGAAAGACAACGGTGTCGATCTTAAGAAAGATATGTTGGCCTTACAGCGTTTGAAAGAAGCCGCAGAAAAGGCCAAGATTGAACTGTCAAGCACCACTAGTACAACAGTTAATTTGCCTTACATCACAGCAGATGCAAATGGTCCTAAGCATATGAATGTAACTATCAGCCGTAGTAAGTTTGAAGCAATGGTTGAGAAACTAATCGAGCATTCAATTGAGCCATGTAAGATTGCTATGGCAGACGCTAAAGTAACTGCCGCAGACATTGACGAAGTTATCTTAGTGGGTGGACAAACACGTATGCCTAAGGTACAAGAAGCAGTTGAGAAACTGTTCGGTAAGGCTCCACGTAAAGACGTTAACCCAGACGAAGCAGTAGCCGCAGGTGCCGCAGTACAAGGTGCTGTTCTAGCCGGCGACAAGACAGATGTATTGTTATTGGACGTTACTCCACTAACATTAGGTATTGAAACAATGGGCGGCGTGTTTACCAAGTTAATCGCTAAGAACACAACTATCCCAACTAAACACTCACAAACATTCTCAACAGCAGAAGACAATCAACCAGCTGTTACTATCAAAGTAGCACAAGGTGAGCGTGAGTTGTTCAAGTATAACAAATTACTAGGTGAGTTTAATTTAGAAGGTATTGATCCTGCTCCACGCGGCTTGCCACAAATTGAAGTTACCCTAGACATTGATGCTAACGGTATCTTGAATGTTAGTGCTAAGAACAAAGCAACTGGCAAGGAAAACAAGATCACCATCAAGTCTGATTCAGGACTAACTGAAGCTGAAATCCAACGTATGGTTCGTGAAGCTGAAGAAAATGCTGAAGCAGATAAGAAGGCAAAGGAATTGATCGAAGCTCGTAATAGTGCTGAAGGCACCTCCCATGGTATCAAGAAAGACTATGCCGAGTATAAAGATCAATTGACTGAAGAAGAGCAGACTAAGTTTGACGAAGCTGTTACAGCTTTAGATACAGCTTGTGCTGGAGAAGATCCAGAAGCAATTCAAAAGTCAGTACAGTCGCTTTTTGAAGCCGCAGGGCCAGTGATGACCAAAAAGCAGGCCGCAGAATCTGCCAAAGCAGAAGCTGAGAAACAGGCTGCTGAAAAAGGTGAACAAACTGTTGATGCTAGCTTCACAGAAGTTGACAAAGACTCAAAAGAGTAATATAATAGTAACGTAGGGCGCCGATGGTCGGGCCCTACATATTCTTGCTTAATTTAAGGAGATAAAAATGGCAACAATGCAATTAAGAGCAATCGACCCAGCTCACTTGGCAAATTTAAGTAGAGCTCTTGTAGGATTTGATACAATTTTCAATCAACACTTACAGGCAACAAATGGAAACTATCCTCCACATAACATTGTGAAGTATAGTGATAGCGAGTATGCTATCGAAGTAGCAGTAGCAGGTTTCAGCAAAGATGAAATCACTGTTGAAGTAGACCAGGATCAATTAATTGTTCGTGGTATTCAACAAAAAGATGAAAATACTACTAAAGAGTATTTGCATCGCGGGCTTGCTAGCCGTGATTTTGAGCAAAGCTATACACTTGCTGAATACATGGAAGTAAAAGATGCTGAAGTAAAAGATGGTATGCTAATCATTAGTATTGAGCGTATTGTACCAGAAGCATTACAACCACGTAAGATAGAAATCAAGTAATACTAACCTGGGGGAGGCAACTCCCCCTCTTTGAAAGAGAATAATATGGCCGGAACAGATATCCAACTAGATGAGAAGATTAAAATTACAGCTTCTGAACCTAAGCGTTGGAAAGTAATAATTCTTAATGATGACACTACTCCAATGGAGTTTGTTGTTACTGTATTAACAGATATTTTTAGACATACTGAAACTACAGCAAATGATATTATGTTACAAATTCACCAAACTGGTAGCGGTGTTGCGGGTACATATAGTTTTGAAATTGCTGAAGCAAAGGCTGTAGAGGCAACAAACTTAGCACGTACTAATACATACCCTTTACAAATTAAATTGGAAGAAGAATGAGCCTACGCGAATTAACTAAAGATGCACACACTAATGCCGAGCGTCAAGAATTTGTAAAGATTCTTTTCAGCGGTAAAATTAATCCTAAATTATATGCTACATTTTTAAAGAATCAGCATCCATGTTACGAAATTTTAGAAGTATGTGCAATGGCACATCCAGGGTTGTTGTCTGGATTAATTGATATTCGTAGAGCACCATCGATACTAGCAGATTTTGAAGAATTATGGGATCAAGAAGCAGATGGAGATCCAAAAATTCTTCCTACTACTGAACGATATATCAAATATATTTTAAGTATTAAAGATCAACCCGAAAGACTTATGGCCCATATCTATGTACGTCATATGGGGGATCTAGCTGGTGGACAAATGATTGCTAAAAAAGTTCCAGGTAGTGGCAAGTTTTATCAATTTGAAAACCCAGAAGTTCTTAAAATGGCTATTCGTGATCGTATCAGCGACGACATGGCCGAAGAAGCTAAAGTTTGCTTTGGATATGCGACAGACTTATTCAAAGACATGATGGAACTTGTAGAATATACCAATGAGTAAAGTATGGGATACTCTAATAAATATTCAACATTTATTGGAGAATGAATTTGAACGCACTGGGACTGAAGTTTTCGAATCTGGGATGGATCGTTTTAACCAACCTGGCTGGATTAATAGGGTGTGGACTGGTGATAGCTATCGCCGTGCTCACGTTGATGTGGTGGATGCGAGGGAAACTAAAGGACTTTGGATGATGCATTGTTGCATCTTTCCACACATACATAATCCTGCTCCAATCTATGGTTTCGATGTAGTAGCTGGCAAGAACAAAATGACTGGCTGTTTTCATGATTTTAGCCCGGCTGGCGACACACACCATCCTATGATAGAATGGTTTGGTTCTGAAGTTGCCAAACTAGAATGGCGTAAACCACGTGCTTTACCTGATTGGGCACAGCGCATCTTTACAGAACATATGGTAGCCGCAGGTAATGTTAGTGACGAAACAGAGTTAGATCAGATTACTGCCATGGCTCGAACTACCCTATCACATTACTTAGAAACAGTAGCTGAAACTAATAACACTGTGCTAGATACAACAAGTTTTCAGAACTACTACTGCGATAATCAGAAACAAAACCCTCATACACCGCGTGTAATGGTTAGTTTAGGGCTAAGTGAAGAGGATGTACAAGTGTTTATTCAGGAATGTTTGTTCCCAGAGATAGTATAAATATTATACTATGCTAATAAGTGATATTATTAAACCCAGGCTAGATGAAGCCGCAATGAAGATCACAAACGGTCTTCACCCAGGGTATCTTACAAATATGATTGACATGATCAACCATAATGTCCCGTTTGCAGTTGTTTCTGAAAAACATGAAAAATATGGTGAAGCTGTTATCTTAGACCCGTCAATGGCTGACTTACTACAAACTGCCTTAGACACTAGTGAGGAGTCAGGTAAGTACTTAAAAATAACCACAGATATTAGAAAACTTCAAACAGCAGACGGTCAATCAATATTGTTTACTGAACTTGAAAAGACCAACGACATCAAAGGCGGCGAAGTAGATTACAACGTAGGATATATTGGTGAAATTGCCTTAGGTGTTGCGGCAGGAGCAAAGTTCTTACAAGCTGGCGGAGATACTGGATTAGCAGATTTTATAGAACTAGCAAAAAAACTCAGTATGGATGCTGTTCTTACCCAATCTGGAAAGAAAGGTAGCAGTTTGCAATTATCTTACTCGGGCACTATTACACATGGCAATGGAAAAGAAGATAATCTTAAATTAATTATCAAAGCACCAGGTAAAGATGTTAAAGCATTTTTAGAGTTTATCAACAATAAACCAGAAGCTATACATCCTAAGGCAATGGGTGCTATGCTTAGTGCTTTAGAATATGCTAGAAATGCACATAAGATTGCCGCTGGATTAAAACAAACTTCTGAAGATCCTAACACTAACACTATACAAGTTGTTAGCGATGGTATCAGTGATCAAAAAGGCACTAAGGCAGATTTGATTATGGAGATCGATGGATCTAAAATAAATCTATTAAGTGTTAAGACTGGTCCTAGTCAATTAGGACAAGCTAGTGGGCACGAATGGATTAAGCAACTAAAATTCTTTGAACTAGTATTTGGCTTGAATGTAAGTGAGTATGAACAGTACTGGGGATCTTCAAATTCAGAACATCTTAATGCATTAAAGCAAATTTGGCCATTGGCTATTGCTAAAGTTGAAAGATTAACTGGCGGCGATAGTGTTCGCAAAGAAGCCACTCTTGTTAAATCTATTGCTAATGGTTTAATTAGATATGCCAACAACTGGGATGAAGCAACTGGCAAAACTGAAACAGTCGATATTGTAAAACTAGTTACAGATCCAGGAAGTCCGGGATATAAACTAATGCAGATTGACGACAGATTAATTGCCGCCATGGAAAAAACTGATTTGATTGGTTGGCAACCGTCTGGCGGAATGGGTGTCAATATTAGTGGTTTGATTAATACTACTAATGCTAAAGGACAAACTGTACAAAAGAAAGTAGCGTTATGTAGAATGTGGAGCACATTGTCAGGTACTACTGTACGTACAAATGTTGCTGGTGGTCCGCTTTTAGATGAACTAGCATTGATAACCCCTACTAATGCACAACCAATAACACCCCAAGGTCAGGCACAAACACACAAAGCAAAAGAACTTGCTAAAGCACCCCCACCAGCACCCCCAACAGCACCTGCGCAACCAATAGCACAACAAAATACTACTAATTTACAAGGTACAGAATTTACATCACAAGCACCTCGACAAGCAGGTGTTCCCGAAGAAGAACCTGAACCAGCAATGGAAGACTTAAAAGCTATTCTTAAAAATGCTGGTTTATTATCCTAAACTAAACTACTAGTTTAATTTAACCCTAGCCCCAATAAATACTAATAAGACTTACCGGGGGCGAATCCATGTCTAAAAAAGCAATATTATTGCTAGCATTCTTACCTGTTGCAGGTTTTGCGGCATCTACGGGTGATTTCCAATTTAAAAATCCATCATTTAATGGCGTTGGATTCAGCTCTCACGTGCTTACTATAGAGAATCAAGAATACACACGTCAACAACAAATTCAAAAAGATATACAAGCGGCATTACAAGCTCAAGCTACTGCCGCACAAAATACCAATATTGCTAAGTTCTTAAACAATTTAGAGTCGAGGATCTATGCACAGATTAGTCAAAACTTAGCCACAGCTATGTTTGCTAATGGTGGTTCAAATTCGGGTACATTAAACTTTGAAGGTAATAGTATATATTGGACTAAGGATAGTTCAAACGTGTATCTTACGGTAACTGATACAGTAGGTAATCAAACACAAGTGACTGTTCCGTTAGGCCAATTCCAGTTTGGAAATTAACATGAAAAGATTGTTGTTAATCTTATTTCTAATGAACCTAACTGGATGTGCAGTTATACAAAGTACTGGCTTAAACGAGACTAGTCCTGAAATAACTACGCAGATGAAACAGGTCAAAAAAGAATTTGATACTATCCCTGGGCCAGCTGGTGGCCGCCCTGTTAGCGTAGCAGTTTATAGTTTTGCAGATAAAACTGGACAGCGTAGACCTAGTGCTACAGTGGCTAGTTTATCTACAGCAGTAACACAGGGTGCTGAAACATTCCTAATACAAGCACTACAAAATGTTGGTAAAGGAAGTTGGTTTGATGTTGTTGAACGTGTAGGTATCGATAACCTAGTTAAAGAACGTACCATTATTAAACAAATGCGAGAAGCCTATGAAGGCCCTAATGCCAAACCACTAATGCCTATGCAGTTTGCTGGTATGATATTGGAAGGTGGACTAGTAGGTTATGATACTAGTACTACTAGTGGTGGTGCAGGCATACGTATTTTTGGTATTGGTAAACAAACTCAGTGGTCAACAGATACTGTAACTGTAAGTCTCCGTGCTGTCAGCGTCAATACAGGAAAAGTATTGGCTAGTGTTACAGTGCAGAAAACAATTTTAAGTACAGCTGATTCAGGAACCGTAATGAAGTTCTTTGATCAGGGTACCCAGGCATTTGAAGCAGAAGCTGGATTAACAATTAATGAGCCCGGAACTTATGCTACAAAAGCCGCAGTAGAATTAGCTGTAGTTGAGCTGATAAAAGAAGGTCAACGAAAAGGGGTATGGGACTTCAAACAAGAAGTAAAAGTAACAGAACCTGTAGTAGTTTTGACTCCTGAAGTAAAGAAAGAAGAACCAAAAATAGAAACTAAAGAAGAACCTAAACCAGAAGTTAAACTGGAACTTACGGAAGACAAGAAAGAGGAAGTAAAATCAAAATCTGGGATCATGCATACTATAAATTTAACTAGGGTCTATAGGAAGAAGAGCGAATTAAAAGTAGCTCCATTTGGAGAATACTTATTATATCCTAAAGACACAGAGTTTGCAGTAATAGATACAGATATTGAGGGAGTAGTAGAAGTAACAGACAAGAAAGCTCGAACTGGTTATGTTCGAAGAGAGATGTTGAAGTAAAGGTGTTGATTTTTTAACACTGTTAGAAAAATAACAGCGGTATTAAATTAATGCAGAATAACACTTAAATATTTTTAAGAAAGGATAGTAGCGAGAACAGCAGTACTAAAGGAACAGTGTTCCAAGGAGCGATGCGGGGATAAACTTAGTGTTCGAACCCAAATCAGTATTACGATGAATTCATCAAGTTTAAAAGGCGCTGGTAAGTTGTCGAGAAAATTACTTACAATTCTGGTGGTGGCTGCAATGCCCTCACTGGGCTATGCTGTTGACAATAGTATCTATATCGATCAAAGTGGTAGTTTCGGTAATATAGCTATTACACAGGATGGAGCAGGAAATACTGTACAGGGCGTGGTTAACAACGCGGCTGGACAACGTACTGATGCGGCAACTATGACCGGAGATAACAGTCAGATTACAATTAATCAAGTAGGTTCTGGTAACCAATTATCTTTGTCAAGCCAAGGTAGTACTATGACTGGATATAGAGATACTACTATTAATTACAGTGCAGTTGCTCGCGATACTAGAACACTTATTATTAATAATGGTGCAAGTAACTTGATTGGTATTACGCAAACAGGTAATCAATCTCAAGTAGAAGCTCGTGCTATTGGTGATAGAAATTCTATCAGTATTAATGCGGCAGGTACAGGTGATAACGTTAGAGCCGGAATACAAGGTGGCGACAGTACTATCAATGTTAATTTATCTAACACTGGCGGTGGAAACACTGTAACAGCAACAACAAACAGTGGCAATATAGGTATTAATGCAGATGGTACTGGGAATACATTTAATGTACAGCAGAATGGGTTTGGCAATAGCGTAAGCGTAGCCGGATATGCACCAGGTAGTGCCTTAACTGGCAACAATAATAATGTGCAGATAGCACAAAATGGTGACAGTAACTCTGCAAACTTAGGTATAACTGGTAGCTCAAACTATATCGGTGTTAATCAAGCCAACACAGGTATTGGCGGACAAGAAGCTAATGTTAAAGTAAGCGGTAGTAGTAATACTGTAAATATTAGTCAAGGTGTTCCAAGTGCAGGCGTCGGAGTTATTGCAGGTAGCAATTTCTTAGCATTACCGACTAGACAGTAATAAAGTATATGAAGCTCTGGTATACTTTATTTTTTATACCAATAGTATGCCAGGCGGCTATAGGAACTGTAACTGAACAGGTTAATACACCGCCCAGCATACAGCGTAAAGCTCAGACCTTAACTGGCGCCAAAGGCACAGGTGTAGAGATGAACGATGCTGTTCGTACTGCACAAGGCAAGGTTGGTATAACCTTTGACGACAATACTAAAGTACAAGTAAACGAAAATAGCAAACTTGTTATTGACGACTTTGTTTACGATCCAAAGAAAGGTACAGGTAAACTGGCACTTAATATGGCTATGGGTACTGTACGTTATGCATCTGGTTCTATTGCACACAACAGTCCCGGCGGAGTCAATGTTAATACTCCTAGTGCGACTATTGGAGTACGTGGTACTGACTTCACTGCAACTGTAGACGAACTAGGACGTAGTACGATCATATTATTACCTAGTTGTCCTAGTGATCGTAATACTCGCACAATTAACGATATAGAAACAAATTGCAAGACAGGCGAAATCACTGTCGAAAGTGATGCAGGACAAGTTATATTGAATAAACCATTCCAAGCTACTAGAGTTGATAGTAGATCAGCTCCTCCTAGTCCTCCTGTGATACTTAAACTTAGTGAAGGTGCTATTAATAATATGTTAATTGTTGCGCCACCTAAAGAGATGAACAAGGAAGAAAAAACAACTGTAAAAACAGAAATGAAAAATAGTCTAGATATGGATTTTTTAAAAGAACAAGGTTTAGCCAATGCCTTGGATGCACAGCAAAAAGAAGTATTTGCAGACAAGTTAAGTCAAAACTTTTTAGATCAAAACTTTCTAGCAAACATCCTGGATATATTAGATGCTATGATGAAAGCACAGCTGAATTTGTTAAACACCACTAGTAATAAACTATTACCAGACTATGTGGCTCTTTCTGGCGTAACTGTAGCTATTGATGAACCTAAGATCACCCTCGCCCGTGACGACGGCAGTAACTATATGAGCGTAACTGTTCCTACTGCACAGAACACTACAATATACATGACACAGGGTGCTATGGATGCTATTAAGAATCGAGTAAACAGCGGAGGATCGACAATTATAACGTTGATACAGCGATGAAATTATTAATTACAACTGCATTTATACTAGTTGCTGGATTTCAATGTTCAAAAACTCACGCGGCTGACAATACAGTTAATGTAGATCAAATAGGCAACGGTAACCAAACTACTATTGTACAAGACGGCAGAGGAAATACTGCTACAGTGACATCGGGGCAAGGCGGCCCTGCAGATTATAATGTATTCAGTATCATACAACAAGGTAATAATAAAACAGCCAGCATAGATCTTAAAAGTGGAATTAATAACACATTTAATATACAGCAAGACGGTACTGGTAACCATACCGCCGCAATACAGAATATGATAGGGTCGGGTAATCAAATTAATCTTAGTCAGACTGGATCTGGTAACCATACACTCAATGTTACTAATCCTTGGAATGCTACTAACAATGGTAATGTTATAAATTCTACTCAAGCAGGAGGTGTTGGCGCAGATAAAAGATTTGATTTAATGTTTAGTGGTGCTAGCAATGCTGGAGTTACTATCAATCAAACTAATCCAACACAACCAGATCAAGCCGGAATGAATATACAATGTAATCCATGCGGATCAGGTTGGAGCTACACTAAATTCTAAATGATAAATACTATGCGGGCACAAAATAGGGTGTCGCTGGAACCCGTAATCAGCACTGGACCATCCTGGTCCTTTTTTACCCTTGAAGGAGTCTGGTATGAAAACTAAAAAATTAATTTTGAAACTTAACAAAGCTGAAGTTGAGCATAACCTAAAAAAAGTTAAAGAACTTTGGTTCAAATTGTTAAAGAAAAGTTTGAAACACAAGCACACCGAATCAGTAAGATAATTGTAACATAAAAGTAATAATACACGCACTGTACTGCGATAAATATTGGTATGAAGCCAAAAACTTATCGCAGTATTTTTATTTCTGATGTACACTTAGGTACAAGAGATTGCAAAGCCGAAGAACTCAACAACTTCCTCAAACACAACACCTGCGAAACATTATATCTTGTAGGAGATATTATTGATGCGTGGAAAATTCAACAAAACAAATGGCGATGGAAACAAAGCCACTCCAATGTGGTCCGTAGAGTTCTTGGTCACGCTAAACGTGGCACTAGGGTTGTATACGTGGCTGGAAATCATGACGAATTCTTGCGCCCGCTAATTCCTTATGGTTTTGGTTTTGGCTTGATAGAAATCCATAATCAAACAGAACATATTGGTGTGGACGGCAAGCATTACTTGGTTACCCATGGTGATTTGTTTGACGGGATCACCAAACTAGCTCCCTGGTTAGCCTTTATGGGTGACAAAATGTATGATTTTGTGCTAGAATTAAACAGTAAATTTAATGCTCTTAGACACAAGATGGGCCTGGGTTATTGGAGTCTAAGCAAATACCTCAAGAATAAAGTTAAAAAAGCCGCAGATTTCATGTTTCAGTTTGAACGAAACATAGCGGCATATTGTAGAAAACGCGGCTTTGACGGGGTAATTTGCGGACATATCCATCACGCAGAGATTAAATATGTGGAAGACATAATTTACATGAACGACGGTGACTGGGTAGAATCATTGACAGCTCTTGTCGAGCATCATGACGGTCGCTGGGAAATTGTAACCTGGACACAAAAAGATGACCGTATTACTACTAACTAAACAAAAAACCGGGTATGAACGCAAACGGCTAGAATCAAGTTTTGCTGAAAAGAAAATGGATGTGCTGATTAGCCATCCCAGTAAATTTGATATTGTATTAACTAACCAGATTAGCCAAAGCGTAAAACATCTAGGACAAGATTTTCCATGGCCTGAACTAGTACTAACTAGATCAAGTGCAGGAGAAAATAATTTTAATCTTGCCTTACTGAGAGAATTTGAACAGGCTCTTGTTCCTGTAATCAACACAGCCAATAGCATTGAAATGGCTCGTGACAAATTACGTACTAATCAAATTTTAGCAAATAATGGAATACATGTTCCTCGAACCATGATGTTTCGATTTCCTGTAGACTACGATCTAGTTGAAAAGGAGATTGGATTCCCTTGTGTTGTTAAAGTTGTCACAGGTAGTCAAGGTAACGGAGTTTATCTCTGCGATAGCCGTAAAGAATTTAAAAAGCTCATGGGCATTGCAATTGGCCTTGGCAATAAGAAAACACTAATCGTGCAAGAATATTTAGACGATCGTGTAGGCGAAGACCTGCGTGTACTGGTTGTTGGCGGCAAGGTAATAGGCGCTATGCGTCGTATTAGTAATAACGATTTTCGTGCTAATATTAGTCAAGGTGGTTATGGTGAACCTTTTGAAGTTACAGAAGAAATTGATTTCCTCAGCAGAGAAAGTGCCAAGATACTGGGATTAGATATTGCCGGTGTTGACCTATTGTTTAATAATGGAAGTTTTAGTGTTTGCGAAGTTAATAGTAATCCAGGGTTTAAAGGATTTGAAACTTACTGCAACATCGATGTAGCAGATGCAATAACAGAATATGTAAAATTTAGAATTCAATGACAAAAAAGATTTTAATTATCACAGACAATTTACCGGATCAAATTAATGGCGTTGTCACTACATACAAAAATATTGAGGCGTGTGCGCTTCGCGATGGTTATACTGTTGATTATCTTCACCCCGGGTGGTTCAGCTATATTGATTGCCCTAAATATAACGAAGTCAAACTTAGCTATCCCCGTAACATGGGCAAGAAGATCGCGCAGATTAATCCGGATTATATACACATCGCGACCGAAGGTCCTTTGGGTGTGTGGGCTAGAAAGTATCTTTCAATATGTGGGATTAGGCACAATACTGCTTACCATACTAAATTTCCTGAAGGGCTAAAGAAGTTATTTGGAATCCCCGAGTCGTGGACTTGGAGATTTGTCCGTTGGTTCCACAAACATTCAGGCCGAGTACTTACTACAACAGATAGTATGGTAACAGAATTAAAAGCACATGGATTTGGCGGAGAAGTCATACCTTGGACTAGAGGTGTTGATCGTGAAATTTTTTCTCCTGATCTTAGAGAAGAAACAACTTCTAAGTATCTTTTGTGTGTTGCTCGTGTAAGCAAGGAAAAATCATTAGAAGACTTTTTTGAAATGGACTACCCCGGATATTTAAAAATTATGGTAGGGGATGGGCCAATGCTCGAAACTTATAAAAAGAAATATCCAGACGTACATTTTACAGGTGCTAAAAGAGGCAAAGAGTTAGCCAAATATTATGCTAATGCTGAAGTATTTGTATTTCCTAGTCGTTGGGAAACATTTGGTATTGTTATGATAGAAGCCATGGCCTGCGGTACACCAGTTGCCGCATATCCTTGTCAAGGACCTGAAGATGTTATAGATCAAGGTGTTACAGGATTCATGAATAATAGTTTAGAAGATGCTGTTACTGCTTGTTTACAACTTAATAGAGGTTATGTTGTTATGGGTAGCCAGCGTTGGACCTGGGAAAAGGCTTGGAAGATTTTTCGAGATAATTTAGTAGAAAAATCTAGCTAAATATTGAATGTTAAAAAAAATACTCTTAAGCCCTTGGACTGCTCTGATAACCCTAGCATTAGTAGTGGGTATACGTGTTGCAGATCCTACATTTGTCGAAAGCGTAAGATTACGCTATTTTGATACCCTAGTTATACAACCAAGAGAAGTTACTGCTCCAGACAATATTGTAACAGTTAATATAGACGAAGCCAGTTTAGACAAATACGGTCAATGGCCATTACCGAGAGTTAATTATGCTGAAATTATTGAAGATCTTTACCATCGTAATGCTAGTATCGTCGTGCTTAATGTGCTCATGGCTGAGCGTGATCGTACTGGTGGAGATAGGGATCTGGCCGCCGCTCTTAAACATTATCCAGTAATATTTTCAAGTGTTCCTAGTAATAAAACAAAAAATACTCCTCGTGTGCCGGGTAGTGCTGTATTAGGGCCAGAATATTTAAATCAGATAGTTCAGTATCCTGGACTTATTGCTAACATACCACAAATAGAAAACTCCGCAGCCGGAGTTGGAATAGTTAACACACTCCCAGAGGTGGATGGTGTGAATCGCCGTTTGCCATTAATTGTATCAGTTGATGACAAACTTTATCCTAGCATAGCTTTAGAGACACTCAGAGTTGCGGCAGGCGATTCCACTTTCCAAGTTAAGTTATTTGAAGGCGGCGTTGAGAAAATGCGTATTCCAAAATTTGGCCCTATTACTACAGATAGTTTAGGACGCATTTGGATTGATTGGAGTCAAACAAATAAATCATATAGTCTTACTGATTTGCCTAAAGACTTTGGAGGTGCCATTGTTGTAGTAGGACCTACTGCGGCCGGTATTGCTAATCCAGTACCTACAGCAAAAGGTGCAGTTTTCCCTCATCAGTTACAAGCCGCAGTTATAACAACTATGGCAAATAATGTTGTTATTCAGCGTCCAGATTGGGCCGATGGTGCTGAAATTCTTGCCTTAGTAGTAGCAGGCATTGCTTTACTTTTTTTAACAAGGTGGACTTATGTTGGACTTTTCGCTGGTGTTAGTATCGTTGCTATTTCTGTTTTTAGTAGTAGATTTCTTTTTAGCAATTACCTTTTCCTTTTTGACGCTACTATGGTGGCTGGTGGTACTATATTGGTTATGCTACATGCTTATGGGGTAAAATTTGTAAGCGAATTCTTACAAAAGCAAGCAATCAAAAAACAATTTGCAGGTTATTGCAGTAAAGAAGTTGTAGAGATGTTACAAAAAGATCCAGAGTTGATTAGACGTGGTGTGCGTAAGGATGTATCAGTTATGTTTAGTGACTTGCGTGGCTTTACTCCTATTGGCGAACACTACGGCGATGATGTTGCAGGACTAGGCAAGTATATGAACGGCTATATGGATGCTATCAGCCAGCCTATGCTAGAAAATAAAGGTATGATTATTAAGTATGTAGGTGATGCAAGTATGCACATACAAGGTGCCCCTATTGAAGATCCTAATCACGCTCGTACTATTGTTCGAGTAGGACTAGAGATGCTAGACCGAGTAGACGAGTATACTAAGATTATGGAAGCACAAGGTTTGCCGCCAGCCGCAATGGGCTGGGGCTGTAACTCGGGTATTGGTTTTATTGGTGAGATGGGTTCAACTGATAGACACAGCTATGATATCTTAGGCGATATGGTTTCAACAGCGGCGCGACTAGAAGCACGTTGTAAAGCATACGGTGTACTGTGTATTATTGGTGCTGAAACATATAATCGTACTAAAGATGATTTTTTCTATCTGATGTTAGATAATTTACAACCAAAAGGCAAAACTGTAGCTGACTTAATCTACACAGCACTGCGTACACGTGGTGTTGATTACTCTAACGACAAAGAACAGCACGAAGCAATGCATGCCTTATATCGAGCTAAGAAGTTTGACGAAGCCGCCGCCATGTGTAAAAAACTAGTTGGCAACTTTGGCGGACAAATGGACAAGTACTATAAGATATGGATTGAACGTTGTGACTTTATGAAGCAACAAGACCTACCGGAGAATTGGAATGGTGAATTTGTTGCCCATGAAAAATAATCCATTAGATTTATGGATAGATTACAATGTTTATTTTATGTTGTACATGAAGTTTATGTTGCCAGCATTAATGCTAGACATGAATGAATCAATGGGTAGTATTCTTAAAACTTACAGTTTAAACGGTATCAAGTCTTACAATCTCTGCAAGCCCTACTAGGCTAAACAATTTTAGCCACATCCAACCGATATCAAATTCATACCATTTAAGACTTAGTTTAGGTCTTGCTGGATTCATATGATGATTATTATGCAGTTCTTCGCCACCTACTATAATACCCCAAGGTAATAAGTTAGTACTTTGATCTCTAGTCTCGGTGTTGCGGTAGCCCCACCAATGTCCTATTCCGTTAATAACACCTGCGGCCCAAAATGGGATCCATATCATTTGTACACCCCACACTATAAATCCCCAAGGTCCAAAGAACAGGCAGTCTATAACTAGCATTAAAAGAATACCAAGGCGGCTATGGGGTGTATAAATGTTACGCTCCATCCAATCATTTGGAGTTCCTACTCCAAATTTATTAATCATGTCTGTGTCTTTACTAGCATTGTGATATAATCCGGCACCTTTAAAAAATACACGCCATATTCCGTATACATGCGGGCTATGTGGATCGCCTTCTTTATCACTAAATGCGTGATGCTTGCGATGTATGGCTACCCACTGTTTAGTAACCATGCCGGTTGTTAACCATAACCAGAAGCGCATAAAGTGTGCTAGTATAGGGTGGAATACGATTCCTTTATGTGCTTGTCCTCTGTGTAAAAATAGTGTTACACAAACTATAGTGATATGGGTAACTATTAGTGTATATATTAATATATTCATTAAGCGTATGACATCGTACCATCGCCAATCTGATTAGGAGTACCTTCAGATTGTCCACGATGTACTACTTCGCCATCGGTATTGTAGACTTTAACAGTATGAGCATCGCTCGATGTAGCATGTTCTAATGCTTCTTCTACTGTATCGAAGAAAGTTTCAACGGTTTTTAAAAAACCGTGTTCCCAGTGGTGTGTTTTTACTTTATGTTTATGATGCTTTGACATGATTTTATCCTTTTCAGTATTTATGCGTATGTTTCTTTTGTTTTTGTAGCTGTATACAATACTTCATCTTCAACGTATACTTTAACGGTTTGCCCTACACCAATAGATTTAGAATATGCTATCGATTCTTCTTCGCTAGAAAACTCTATATTGCTGACATTAACTGTACCGTTTTCCCAACGAAAGATTTTTACAAGATATTGATAACTCATATATTATCTAAAATAATTAGACCAAATTTTTGCACTATTATTAGTATAGTTGGTTAAAGATTCTTGATGTTCTACAACATTTTCCTCAGCATGATCATATATATAATGAAGTTTATCAATAATATCCTGGCTATCTACAGCACTTGCACTAAATTTTTCAACAGCCCACGGAATTTCTGTATAGTTAGGTAACAAAGGAACACCTTGGCTAACTAAATCTGCGCCTACAATATTAAATGTTTCACTAAAATTGCATTGCATACCAATATCCATTTCTGCACATAGATGTAAAAATTCTTCTCTTGGACGCCATTGGTGATTTACTAGTTCGTGCCCGTGTTCGTAGATTTGTTGGAATAGTCCTTTTAAATTGTTAATAGCAGGACCGCCTTGCATTTCAATTCGCCCAGCGTTAACATGGAATCGTAGCTTTTTTCCAAGTTGTTCAGCAAACTCAATAGCGGCAAATGCCTGTACTAGATGATTTTTTAAAGGACGTATTGCACCAAAGCAACTAATATCGATTGTATCTTTGTTCTTTTTTAATTTCTTTTGTTTGTAATCTTGAGGATAGTAGTTGGGCAAATAAACTACACGACGATCTGCTTCCCTGTCGCCCCATTGATTTCTGTGCTTGAGATAAAACTTAATTTCGCGCATCATTCTAGGAGCATTACAACCGATTATGATATTTTTGAAACCCGAATAGTCGCCAACCCAATCCATAGCATTACCTTCTCCGGCCATAAACGGCATTTCGCTGTGTATGCGTATAATCCAAGTTACATTAGGATGTAGTTTACATAATACAGCAAACTTAGTAGGAACTACCCAAAGTGCTTCTATGATCACATGAGTTGGTTTGTGCCGAGTAACAAGTTTATCAATACAATTATTGTCTATTGCTACTTCTAAATTACTTTCTATTCCGTGATCTGCAAGCATGTCGTCCATAAACTTGGCGCTGTTATATAAACCTGTGCTAAGACCAACATGGCTATGTGTTATCGCGTTGAAATCTTCACGACGCTTCAGGATGAATAGGACTCGGGACATGTGTACTCGCTACTGTGTATTTTATACCAGTATTTATACTTAATGTATGTATATTATGATTACAATGATTTGACAAATAAAAATGCTCACTTCGAGGATTGCCGGTAGCGAATCAGAATCCTCAGGCAGCAGCCGCCTACACACTTTGGTAACTAGTACCGGTCCTAAGGTGTGTTCTCTTAACTACTGCCTCCGGCAGCTTCTTTGTCATCTGGTGATTTATTTTTCTTTGCAATGTTGTCAGCTTCATCCATTGCATCATGAAACTTGGCATTGGCCTTAGCTTCAACTATTGCAGTTTCCATAACACGATCGCTTTCAATCATTTTGCCACGGATAGTTAATACTGTGTTTACTTTTTGATTTAAACGTATTAAGTCGTTATCTAACATACGTATGCGATCTATAAGTGCAATAAGAACAGTATTAGCATCTGAAATAACAGGTTTAATTTCTTTAGTAGCCCATTCCCATACGTAACGGATGATGAATCCCATCCCTACTGCCATAACAATAGGGAATCCATACTTATTGACTATTTCTGCAATTTCCATATTAGAACCAAAGGAATAAACCGTTTAGGCTTAAAAACAATCCTAATCCTGCTACTGCAAAACTACTCCAGAACAGCATCATGCTAACAGCTAGTATACTTGCTGACAAAATAACAATAGCCATTTGATACGCTGTTGATGCATATCCAATCCACGGGCTACGCATTTTAGCTTCATCACGTTCAGCTTCTAATTGTTTTGCTTTAGATAATAATGCTTTCTTACCTTCATTTGGCTCATTTTCATAGCGGTCAATCTTGGTAATCATTTCTTCAGCACGAAGTTTATCGCCCGATTTCTTAGCTTCATACAGACTTTGCTCTGCTAGACTCTGCTTAAGGCTTTTTGCTTGATAAAAATTATAAACATCACTGGCTTTGATAGTGTTGTTTAATACTGTGCTAGATAGTTTACCGCCATACCATACATTCACAGCAAGTAACAATGCAAACACGTTGATCACCATACCTGCTTTGTCTTTGATCTTTGCTTCGCGTTCGCTACGTGAGCCCACCGGAGGCTTTGGTGCGTCCGGATCTTTTGGTGTTTTTGTAATTAAATTTAATATGCTATCTATTAGTGCCATGTTAAAACTACTCCTATAATAATTCCTATTAGAAATGCAAATCCTGCCCATTTGGCTAAATCTCCATCAGTCCATATCTGACGTGCTGGCAATCGATTTGGATCAAATTTATACATTTACTTTATATCCTTTTGCAAACATTTCTATTGGATCAACTTTCTTAATTAATTTAATACCGTTGCTTTCTACAAATTTAAAATAATCACCTTCCTTCCAACCTAAAGCATCTGTGTTTAATTCTTCGTCTAGTTTAATATAGTTAGGATACAAGTCCCATTGATAATCATAATGTAGCATACAGTACCTCGTGTAATCTATCTGCTACTTTGCGTATATCTTCGCTTAATTTTTCTACACCTATTTCTTCTTCCACTAAACGAGCAATATCATGTAATTCTATAATTGTATCTTGTAATTCCATTAGTCTCTCCTTGCATCGGTTTTACCGTCAGCACGGGCAATACGATCAACGTCTGGACGTAATCCTAGTGCGTTAGATACAATAGTATCAATGCGAATTACGTCATGATTCATGGTTTTTACACGATTATCAAGTGCTGTAATAATACCAGCCATGCCTTTTACCGAGCTTAAAACACCCGCTAAAAGTAGTTTGATAGTTAGGTATAAAAAGTAGCCACCGGCTAGTGCGGCCGCTACTGGGAACCCAAGGTCCCCTATGATTTTAAAGATGTCATTCATCAGATTCGCTCCCGGCTTTTGACACAAGTATTTATTAGTTTTGATTATTAAAATGCACCATGCTAAATACTATATGATCAGTGTGATTTACAATAAATACACATAACAATTTAAGAGAGCAATTCCATGGCATATACCAATAATAGCGACAGATACGGCGTAGCAATGCCCCCAAGAGTACGTGATGTATTAGGGCGTTTAAAAGTCACTTTGCATCAAAACGTTTACGAAGCTGACTTCGAATACGGTCCACAGCCCTTGCGTTGGGAAGCTGTTACACAAGGTGGCGGAAGCGTAGTACAAGTTCCACAAACAGGTGGTGTACGTATGCGTGTTACTAACGCAACTGGTGATATTGCTATTCGTCAAAGTCGTCCATATCATAGATACCAGCCAGGTAAGACCATGTTCATGGCAACAGCTTGTCAGTTTGGTACTCCAGCAGTTGGCAATCATCAGCGTGTAGGATTCTTTGATGATTCAAACGGTGTGTTTTGGGAACAGTCAGTGGTCACAGCAGACAATCCATACGGAATTTACTGCGTAGTGCGTTCAGACGTAGGCGGAGTAGTTACAGAAACACGTATCGGTATTGACCAAGTTAACGGAGATAAAGCTACGATCAGTCAAGTTGACTTTACTGGTATTCAAATGTACTGGGTTGAATATGCATGGTACGGTGCTGGTGCTACACGTTTTGGTTTCTGGATCAATGGCGAACCAATTATTGCACATCAAATTGGTTGGGGTAACTATGCAAACCCAACAACTACAGGTACACGTCAACAGGTACCTTGGGGACGTACAGGTAACTTGCCAGTGCGTTACGAACAACGTAATACAGGCCCACAGACCAGCTCACAAAATGACATGTACCACTGGGGTGTGTCGGTTATTGTAGAAGGCGGACGTGATGAACAGCGCGGATTTACATATTCATATGGTGTTAGTAACACAAACCAAGCTCGTCCAATCGTTGGTGGTACAAACGGTACAACACGTTATCCATTGTTAACTATTCGTTCACGTGCTATGGGTACACAAGAATTTGGTAACGTCAACGGATTATACAACGCTAACGCAACTCCAACAGCCAACGCTACACAGTCAGCCACAAGTACAGCCAGTTATGCCGTAGGCACAACACTAACTGTTGGCGGCAGTTTAACAGGTACATTTGCAGTAGGTATGGGCGTTGTTGGTTGGGGTATTGCACTAGGCACATATATTACAGCACTGGGCACAGGTTCAGGCGGAGCAGGTACATATACTCTAAGTACTGCCGCACAAACAGGATCAAGTTCAGCAACAGCTACGATTCAGGTCAATGCTTATGCTAACGTAATGACCGTAACAGGAACTCCGCTTACTGCTAACCAGTACCAAGGACGTTACATTTACTTCCCATATAACGGAACACAAACATCAGTCTCTATTGCTAGTTCATCTGGAGTTGCTGGAACAACACAGTTGGTATTGGCCAACGTTACTGGAATATATGCAGGTATGACAGTAACTAGTGGTACTGGTATTTTAACACTAGGTACCAACAACATTCCAACGTTTATTCAAAGTATCAACTCAAGTACAAATACTGTAACACTATCTAACCCACTAACTACAACAGCTAGCGGCAACTATATATTTGTATCAACACTAGGTGCTGGTGCTGTTGGTCGTATTTTATATAATACAACAAGTGCTATTTACTTTGCAGATCCTATACTAGGCGGCCTAGTTCCAAACTTAACTGTAGCTACTTCAGCAGTTACAGCTACATTTGCCGCAAGCCCAACATATACATATAGTTCAGGCGGTGCTAGTGGCGCATATACATTCACATTAACAGCTAGTACTACTAACGTAGTGCCAGGCATGCCTATTTCAGGAACTGGTATTATTGCCAACACCACAGTTGTTAGCGTGTCAGGCGCTACGGTTACAATGAGTAATCCAGCAGGCGCACAGATTAGTGGTACAATTACATTTGGCAGTGGAACAGCTGGTGCATACACTGTATTGACCACAGCAGGTACCGGCTCAGTTGTTGTAGGTATGAGTGTAACAGGTACAGGTATTGCTCCAGGTGCCATGGTAACACAATACGCCAACAACGTGATCACATTAAACTTGCCATGTACCGCACAGGTATCCAGTACACTTACATTCGCAACAGGCTATGTTATTGGATTAAGTAATCGTGGACAACTATTACCAAGACGACTAATGATGAGCTCGGACACACGTTGCGTGGTTGAGGTTATTGCTAGTACACCAACTAACCCAACTACACTAACTGGTCCAAACTTCCAGCAGTTACAATACTTGGGATCATTAAACTCATTTGCTGAACGTGATATTACTGCAACTAGTTTAACAGGTGGTGAGGTTGTATTTGCGTTTACACTAGCATCTGGTTCAGGTCTACAGGATATTGACTTCAGCTACTTCTTCCCATTATATAACAACATACGTGGAAGTAACGTTGATACACTAACATTAGCAATTTCAGTTGTTCCAAACGCAACTGCGGTTGTTTCTGGACACTTGATTTGCCAAGAAGCGATGAGTTAATCCAAAACACTTGATATATACAAAAAAGATAGTATAATTAATATATAGTAAAGGAGACTGTAATGGGTCAAAAGAAACGTACACCAATGGAAAGCGCGGCACGCCGTGCAACCAAAAAGAAACGCTAATCTGAAGGAGAACTAACATGGCATACAGAGCAAAAAACGGTAGCATGAAAGCCGCAGTACGCAGAGTTCTACGTCGCGGTAAGAAGTAATTTAAAGAATTGTTGTAATCCCTTCAAAGCGAAGGCGTTGCGGACCCGGGTTCGACCCCCGGCAGGTCCACCAAAAGAAAATTCAGCAGGATGCATACTGCGGCCAACCAGTAATGGAGCCAACCGTGAAAGGATCTGAGTTTTCTTCTGATGGGCCTGTATTGGCTTCGACGTGGCGAGATAGTAGAGACGGCAACACAGTAGGCGATGACTGTCAATCAAGCAAATCTAGTAAATGCAAAAGCATCTACATTCGAGTTTTTCCAAGTTCCTGTAACATTAGCAACTGCTGATGATGCAGAATTTGCACTAGCAGCCTAAGAAACTGCACTCGCGAGGTAGGATAGACCTTGTCACCCAACACACCAATGGACCTTCGGGTCCATTTTTTTCAACACACATTAAGGAAGTACACATGGACATGGATCAAGCGGCAGTATTTTTAGCCGGCTCAATTTTAACAATGCTAGGATTTATCATAATCGTAGCAGGTATCATTGCAATTAACAATCTACTACACAAATATTGGAAACCCGTAATCATTTGGCGTTTTCCCGAATATCCGGCTACTAGATTTGCCGAACCTCACGAATTAGCAACTGTCGAGCCTAAAAACGAAACAAAAAAATCTTGACTTAGTACAAACACGAATATATACTAACGACATGACACATGTCATTTTTATTAATAAAAGGAAGTAAAATATGAAGAAATTTGCAATCGCAACATTGATGGCCCTAGCGGCTGTAACAGCAAGTGCTGTAGAACTAGGTGTAAACGGATCTTACGATTACGGTTCACCAACACAACGTCCAGGTGCAGGTATCACAATTGGTCAAAAATATGACAAGTTTGGTATCACTGCTGGCTTTGATCGTTACACCAAAGGTACAGATCAAAACAAGTGGACACTAGTTGGTTCATACGATGTTTACACAGTTGGAGCCGCAACATTTGCAGTTAAAGCTGGTGCCGCATATATCGACAATACTGGTAATACTCCAGACGGTTATGCAGGTCTAGTTGGTACAGGTGTTAGCTATGCCGTTGCTAAGAATGTAGCATTGACAGCTGACTATCGTTATCAGTTTGGTCAATCACGCATTAACCAATTTGATGGCAATACAATTTCAACTGGCGTTAAGTTCTCATTCTAATTTATAATTAGATCCATAAAAGGACCTACGGGTCCTTTTATTATTAATTTTTTCAATAAGCGTTATTAAAATTATTATTGAAAAAATCAATAAATTCGCTTGATTTAATTAGTAAATACTATTACAATAGAAGTAAGACAACACACACAAAAGGAGAAAGTATGTCAGCTACATTAGCAAATTTAAGTAGTGCATTGGCCGGCGAAAGTCAAGCACACATCAAATATCGGTATTTCGCCAAGATTGCTCGTGAGGAAGGTTTTGAAGAAGTTGCAAAGCACTTTGAACACACAGCAGATCAAGAACTTAAACATGCATGGGGTCACTTGGAATTGCTTATTGGCAAACCTTCAACTAAAGAATGTTTAGAGAAAGCAATCGAAGGTGAAACTTACGAGTTTACACAGATGTATCCGCAGTTTGAAGCTATTGCTATTAGCGAAGGCAACGTAGAAGCCGCTAAAGAAGCACAGCATCAAATTGAAGAAAGTAAAGAACACGCAGAGCAATTTGCGGCAGTATTGGCAAAGGCAGAAAAGCGTTTTGCGGCTTTGAAGAAAGTTGAAGAACGTCATGCTCTTGCTTACAAGAAAGTTTTGGAGGCACTATAATGGAACACGTATGCGTAGTATGCGGTCACATACATGACGAAGCCACCGAAGGCAAATGGGAAGACTTACCTGCAGATTTTCTCTGTCCAGAGTGCGGTGTAGGCAAAGATGAGTACGAAACCATCTAGTAATTAAAATGTGTTAAAAAGACCATATTTCCCATATGGTCTTGACACAGAGACTAAATAACTATACAATAAGAACATGCACAAACAATCCGTTTGAGCAGATGTTGTAGTAATACAACAAAGAAATTTTAAAAAAGTTGTTGACAGTACTGCTGAAAGGCGTTACAATTAACACATGAACTAGCAATTCCGCTAGTAAACAAAAAGGTTTAAAAGAGAAAACAAAATGCAATCTTGCAATAGACATCATCAGTTTAATACGATGCCCAAACAGGTAGGCGTTATAGCCTCTTATTGGTCAGCGATTAATGGCGGAAGTCTATTATCACTAGATCGCACACCAGAGATTAATAGTAGGGTCCGGAGGACTGTCGTGTAACACAAAAGTATACACAACAAACTTCAAGGACCCTAGGATTAAAAACCCTGGGGTTTTTTGTTTTGTGGAGGAGAAAATGAAAACTATAGATTACTCAAAATTGAATGAACGTATTGTTGAGCAGGCTTATGAAGCTGTTCTTAATAAAGAGCAACTCCAAAAACTTATTCAAGATAAGTTGGAACGTGCTAGACAATATCACGAAGCGTTAGTGAAATCACCGACGTTTAGTGTAAACTAGTACACCGTGTGAAGATACCAGTAACGAGGACTGGGCCCTGCACGTAAAACATGGGGCGAACGGGCGGCCTATCGGATGGAACTCCTCTTCTGGAGCGAAAAATGGTAGCGTATTAAAGCATTCCCGGCCTTAGGGCAAGTGGGTTCATCCATGTAGAGTGCTTTAATACACACTTTCTCAAAACTACCTGAAATAGTTGTTGACATAGTCAAGAGAGAGTGTTATAATTAAAACTTGGATGTGTAGGAAAACTGGTAACCCCAGGAGACTGTAAATCTCCCGCCACTGGCACTGTTGGTTCGACTCCAACCGCATCCACCAATTTATTCCCTAGTAGCTCAGAGGTAGTAGCACTTGACTGTTAATCAAGGTGTCGGTGGTTCGATCCCACCCTGGGGAGCCAGTCAATCGCGGATTAGAGAAGAGGTATCTCAGGAGTCTCATAAGCTCCAGTCGCTGGTTCGAGTCCAGCATCCGCAACCAATACGGCTTCATAGTATAATGGTTAGTACGGTGGCTTGTCACGCCATTAATAGGAGTTCGATTCTCCTTGGAGCCGCCATATTTTTCCCGGATAGTTAAATGGTATAACGGTCGCTTGATAAGCGATTATCGAAAGTTCAATTCTTTCTCTGGGAACCAAGTTTAGGATGCTAACAGCAACTTACAAATTTTTTATGGAAAAAAAGTAAATGCATCCTGTTTAATTATATCCTGGTAGTTTAATGGTTAGAACGCTGGCCTTTCAAGTCGGTAACACGGGTTCGATTCCCGTTCAGGATGCCAAACAATTTGGGGGCAGTAATGGGTTACGGGTTTGCTTTGCAAGCATACTGTCTAGAAGGGTTCGATTCCCTCGGCCTCCACCAAATTATCTCTATGAAGCGTTATCAGGTTGCGTACACGGTTTGGGGCCGTGTGGTCTAGGTTCGAATCCTAGCATGGAGACCAAATTTGCCCTATTAGTTAAATGGTAGAACACCTGTTTTGTAATCAGGGGATGGCAGTTCGATTCTGTCATGGGGCACCAAGTTAAGGATG